TAGGATAGATGATGTTGTTGTAAATGCAAGACTTTTCATTCCAGATCTCCACTTCTCTACTCTTAATTATATAGGGAGCAGTGTATGTCTTGGCAGTCAACCAAGTATCTTTTGCATGCCATTCTGCCCAAACACTACCTACACCATTATGAAGTGGAAACGTTTGGTGTAAGACTTCCTTATACTTTTTCCAAATATTCATTAACAGTTTTTATTCAAATCTTGTGCCATGTTACCACCAATTTCAGCACCTTGATTACCACCAAACATTGCTACCCAACCAGCAGCAACCCAACCAACAAAGGGAACATTGGCAAGAGCAGGAGCAGCACTAGCACCAACACTCGTCCCAACCAACCTGCCTGTACCCTCTGCGGATCCAATTGCTTTGATACAGGCTTCACTTTTTCGAGCATCACTAATGTTTTTTGCTTGGTCATTAGTTAAACCTGGTGATTGATCCATCCATGATCTATGATTTGAAACAGAACCACCTTGATTAGTCGCACCGTCCATCACATATTCTTCTACTGTTTGTTCAATCTCATTTGATAATCCTAAGAAACCACCTTTTTTCTTAATATCTTTAGTGATAAACATAGTCTTTGGATCATTTGCTTTATAACTTATACTATACCCATCTTCTTTAACAACTGCTTTATATGATGTGTACGGACCGACAGGTGGATTTACTATGGGTAGATAACTTTTTTTACTTACCATACCTATTAATCCGATATGAGATAACCCAATTACACCACCTAAACCCAAAGAAAACCATTTAACTAAATTAATAGATTTCTTTGGTGGTGTATTTTTATTTTGTTCAAATTTTCCTGATAAATCTTCAATCATATAATAAATTTATAATTATTTTTTTGGAGTTGAGTTAGGGACTATCTGTACTGGTGCCTGTTCAATTCTGATTGTTTGAGCAGGTGCGGTTTGTGATGCTGCTGCGATTAATTTTTCCATATCACTTTTACTCACACCACCACTACTACTAACACTACCCTTCTTAGATGTTTGGACGCCAAATGTCGCTAAAACTCCCGTGAAAACCGAAGCTATGAAAGTTGGATCAAGATCTTGTTTCGGCATTTTAAAAGCCTCAGGCAAATCCACGTATGCTAATGTTAAGATCGCACCACTCCAAATTAAAATACCTAATCGAACAAATGTACTAAGTATCATCATTTGCTCTTCACGATCATCAATACTTTCCTTCAATTTACCAATAAGACCTTTTGGTTTTTCTTCGGACTTTGGTTTTTCCTCAACCTTTTGCTCTGGTTTTTTATCTACCATTTTAAGTACTGCAACGTACTCTTATTTAGCAAAATAAGTTTTGTAATATTTTATGAGTCCAGATGTAGTTTTGAACTTACTTATCCACTCATCTGCACACTCATAAATGGCACGATTGTCATCAAAATTCTTTAATAAAATACCTAAAGTTTGTTGTCTAAGTTTCATTTGATCATCATTATACATATTCACTTCCTTCTCCTATGTAAGCAAGTGAAACAATATCAATATCTTCTTTTTCAGAGTAAAACCATTCTGCAAACTCATCATGAATTGCACAACCATCCTCCACTGAATGAAGTTCACAAGTTTCGCACAATGCTTGAATACGACTCATAGCCCAATCATAAGATGTTTTTAACGTTTGATCGAAATCGTCCATAGTCCTTTCGCATGTAGCGTCCTAGAATGTTACTATTATAATATAAAGGTATGCCATCGTCAAGTGACTCACTCAATACATTGTTTAGAAATAGTTGTTTGGTCTCCTCAAAATTAACCAAACCCTTTGTTTCATGTAAACTTAATATTTCTCTTTTAAAATCTAATTTACCGTATTCTTTTATATCTTCTTTTAACTCTGGACAACTGCCGTAATATTTTTTCCAATCACTTTCGGATGTAACTCTTCTCTTCGATCCTGTTCTTGGTTTTCTTTTCTGCCAAAAATATTTTCTTCCGATGTATTTTCTCCCAGTGGACTTACCTGTAATCAGATAAACGAATCCGTAATAAGTCCCAATTGATTCACTTTCAAAAACTTTACCATTATATGTCCAAGGATTTTCATACTGACTCATACTTTTTTGTAATAGCAACTAAAGTATCTAGCGGAATCCACGCAGGGTCTTCAGTTTCTATTTGCACTTGTACTTCAGTGAAAGTTTTTTGATAAAATCTAGAATAACTTTGACGAGTATTTTTGACAAAGTTAAATGGATTCTTCAGATTGTTCATCATTATTAAGTTTATTTATAATTTGATCATAACTATCAGCGGCATCTCTGATTGCATCTTTACTTGCCTCAATATCATTCAACTGATTCACCCAATCTTCATCAGGTGTGAAAAGGACAGGACCTTCCTTGATCCTCTCCTTTAATTCATCGTGTAGATCTTTATCATTCATAGTATCATGTATTATAATTTGAAACCACTAAATGTGTCCTTTTTCACATCTTGTTTGATTCCTCCCACTATATATGACTCTACTTCTGTTTCTTGTGGAGCAACTTGTAAACCCTTTGAACTAATCCAATGTTGTGTCCAAGGTAATGGATTGTTTCTTGCAGGAATATCATAGACAGGTTTCAAACCAATTGATTTCATTCTCTTATTTGCAATCCATTCAACATACTGATGAAGTAGTTTGTCATTTAAACCAATCATACTTCCATCTTTAAACAAATATTCTGCCCATACCTTCTCTTCATTTACACAACGATCAAACATTTTGTATGTCCATTGCTCCTCTTCCTTGACAATCTCTGTCATCTCAGGATCATCACCTTTTCTCCAATTGTTAATAATGTTTTGTGTTATTGCCAGATGCTGATTCTCATCTCTTGCAATAAGTGATATGATTTTCGCAGATCCTTCCATGAGTTTAAGCTCACCAAAAGCAAAACTACAAGCGAAAGATACATAAAAGCGGATACCTTCCAAAATGTTGACATTAGCTACTGCCCTATATAAGTGTCTTTTTAAATCTTTACGAGTCCATACTGAAGTTGGAGATGATTTCCATCCCTCTTCCCACATATGACCTTGACCCCATTCCTGTGCATAGTTAATAAATGTATCATAAGATTCAGTCACACTTGCTGCTCGTTCAAGAATACGATCATCACTCAAAATTTTATCAAATACTTCTGAGGGATCTGGATAAACATTCTTAATCACATAAGTGTAAGAACGTGAGTGAATCATCTCCATAAAAGACCAACACTCCATACATGCTTCCAACTCAGGCAAAGAGCAATATGGTAAGAATGCCATGCCTGGTGCTCGACCCTGCACAGAATCAAGCATAATCTGATACTTAAGGTTTGAAGTATAGATGTGCTTCTGTTCTGGACGTAGTGATTGATAGTCACCACGATCTTTTTGTAGAGAGACCTCTTCTGGTCTCCAGAAATATCCTAACTGCTGTTTAGTTAGATTCTCAAATTGGTTATATTTAAAATTATCATATCTCTGAACACCTAAAGGTTTGCCAAAGAACATTGGTTGTTTCTTTGTATCTACCTCTTCGGTATTAAAGACTGTCATGCCCTTAACTTCTGCCATTGGCTTCTTACCTTCTGAGATTTTAAATTGAACAGGATTCACACTCTTCCTCCGATGTGTCTAAAATTTCTGAAACGAGATTCTCAAGTGAAGCAGAATCATCTTCTACCTCATCTGTTTTGATGTCATAAGTATTTTGATAATAACTAGTCTTCCAACCATACTTGTAAGTTGTCAACCAATCCTGTGCCATAGCTGAAACAGGAACTTCTTTGTCTGGAAAATGTTCTGGATTATAACTCCAGTTGCCACTGATTGCTTGATCAAAAAACTTTTGCATCACGGAAACAATATTTATATAACCAGTGTTGTTGGGCATTTCCCACAAGAGGGTATAATTATTTTTCAAAGTCCCATACTGCGGAACAATTTGTTTAAGTGGTCCTTTCTTTGACTTCTTAGTGGACAGGTATCCTCTAGGTGGCTCGATTCCATTGGTTGCATTTGACACAACGGAACTGCTCTCCGAAGGCATTTGTGCGGACAAAGTGCTGTTCCTGACTCCGTGTTCCAAGACAAGTGACCTAAGAGAATCCCAATCATATTTTAAATTGTTTGGCACAAGTTCATCGACATCTTTTTTATAAGTGTCTATGGGAAGTATCCCCTGTGCATATTTAGTCCGAGAAGAATATTCACATGCACCTTTTTCTTTTGCAAGATCCACCGTTGTTTTTATCAAGTAATATTGAAATGCTTCAGAAAGATCATGCACTAATTCCCATGCTTTCGAATCCTCATATTTAACCCCCTGCTTCGCAAGATAGTGTGCTAAACCAATGAAACCAACACCAAGGGATCTACGTGCCTTAGTTGCGATTTCTGCTGCTCTGACGGGGTATCCTTGAAAATCAATAAGTTCATCAAGAGACCTAACACTAAGATCACAGAGACTTTCGAGATCGGATAGATCACGTATCTTACCAACATTAATAGCAGAAAGGATGCAGAGAGCAATTTCACCAGTTTGGTCATCGATATGTTGAATTGGTTTGGTTGGTAATGTGATCTCCTGACATAAGTTACTCATCTCCACTTTATCAATAAATGAAGAATGAGTATTGCAGTGATCAATATTCATTAAATATATTCTACCAGTTTCTGCTCTTTCTTTCAATAGATCAAGGATAAGTTCTTGTGCTCCAATAGTTTTTCTTGGAATAGATTCATTTGACTCATATTCCACATATAAATCATCAAAGGACGGAGTGCCAAAAGCATCGTAGAGACCAGGAACATCGTGAGGACTGAACAAACTAATACTCTCATTATCAATAAATCTCTGATAAAATAATGAACTTAACTGAATACTATAATCAAGTTTACGAACTCGATTGTCTTCAGTTCCTTTGTTGTTTTTGAGAACAATTATATCTTCTATTTCTTGGTGCCAGATTGGGAAGTGGACAGTTGCTGATCCACCTCTAATGCCATTTTGAGTGCAGCATCTGACAGTCGCTTCAAACTTTTTGAGAAAAGGTACAACCCCTGTGTGTTGAACTTCTCCGTCCCTGATTTTAGCATTGATGCCACGGATGCGACCTGCGTTGATACCGATTCCTGCCCTTTGTGCAACATAACGACCCACGGCCATATCAGAACTAAAAATGCTATCCAAGGTGTCATCAATATCAACGAGAACACAAGACGCATACTGCCGAAGGGGTGTTCTGACTCCCGCCATGATTGGTGTTGGGATGTTGATCTTGTGTTTGGAAATGGCATCGTAGTATCTCTTGACGTAATCTAGTCTAACATCTTTTGGGTATTTAGAAAATATTGTTGCGGAAATCAACAAATACATGAACTGTGGTGTTTCGTATAAGTCACCAGTACTCCGATCTTGTACAAGATATTTGTCTACAACCTGTCTTAAACCTGCATATGTGAACAAATAATCACGGTCATGATCTATAAATGATTCTAATTT